GCAGGTGGTGTCTTTAACTCTGCCGGACAGTTGCAGAGTATGCTAGACCCTCGATCCGGCGTAAATTATATGAACGCTGCTGGTGGTGCATTTGGGGGTATGAACCCGTACATCACTAATCCTAATCTACCGTCTTCACTAGACTACTCTCAGTACATGGGACTTGGTAATAGCCTCCTGAACCAAGCTTCCAACTATGATCCTATGGCTGCTGCCTCGGATAGATTCAACACTATGGAGTCTATCCTCAATCCCTATCGTCAAAGGGATATGAAGAACATGGCACAGCAGGGGTATATGCAGGGTCAGCTTGGTTCCACTGGTGGTGCTTTCTCTCAGATGTTGTCTGACTACGGTGCAGGGGTAGAGAACCAGAGACAGCAGAATCTACTTAATGCTATCTCCTCCTCCGAAGGCACTCAAGGTAATCTCTATAACTGGGGGCAAGGGCTGGCTGGTCTTGGGATTGGTGCTCAAGGGCAGGGCTATAATCAGGCTTACCAGAACGCTATGGTAGCTCCGCAGTTACAGCAGCAGGGCTTCCAAAACGCTATGGGACTGGCTCAATCTCAGGCTGACCTTGGTGCCAATATGTTCAATCAAGGTCTAGGCGCGTGGGGTCAAAGCTTTGGTACGCAGCTTGGTGCTCTAGGGGCACAGCAGGGAGCTTACGGATTGCAGCAAATTATGCCCCAGTTGTACGGTAGTTTGTATGATTCCTCTGCTGGAATAACTCAGAACAGATTTAACTATCTGTACAGTAAGGGTGGTGGCAACGGTCTTGGTGATGCCCTTGGCTCATTTGCTGGTGGAGTCCTTGGAGGAGTGGCTGGACCCTTTGGTGCAGCAATAGGCTCTAATCTTGGGGGGAGTATGTTTGGGAATAATAGCTACTCTAGTCCATCTACTTTCCAAAATACCGGAATGTATATCTTTCCTAATGGGTAAATAAAATGGCTAACGTAGATTATTTCAAATCACCGGAAGACGTACAGTCTGCTATCAACCGTGACAGGGGGCAAAGCGCAAGTGCTTTCGGACTTAACTTTGCCAACGGTCTACGAACTTCCAACCGTAATAAGATCTTTGCCCAAATAGGAGCAGCCTTTGGCTCGGGTCTGGGACAGTCTGCTTTCGGTGGACAATCAGCAGAAGTACAACAAGCTAAAGTACGTCAATCTATCCTCTCTAATATTAATCCCTCTGATGAAAAGAGTCTATACGCTGGAGCACAATCTGCTATAGAGAACAGTGATCCTGAGCTGGCCTTCATGCTCAACGATAAAGCCACTGAGCTAAAGAAGATTCGTATCGCTCAGGAGAATGAATACGCCGATAGGGCACAGAAGGATCGCACTGCTCAAAGGTTACAAGATGCAGAGGATAGACGACTAGCGTGGGATCAGTACGTTAAAACTAGGGATGAAGAGAATCAGAAGTTCAAGGAGCGACAATTTAACTTCCAACAATCTATTGCTTCTTTCTCTCAAGCCCTACAGTCGGAGAAGTGGGACTCACAGAAACAAATCAACGATGCTACTCTTGCCCTTATGGATTTGAGGGGAGAGAATATCTCCATGAGATCTGCTCAGATTGCTGCTGAGTTGGCAAAGCCTACGGGGGATGGTAAGCCACCTCCGAAGTCTACTGCCGATGATGTCAAGAATGTCATGCTCGCTATGAAGAATCGTAAAGATCCTAAGTGGGATGCCATGAATCAAAAGACTCAGCAGGAAGTGGCTAAGTATATCGCTGATATTGCACGGTCTCGTACTACAGACGGTAGCGTATTCTCCTCTCAGATTGTTCCAGCTTATGATGCTTTGGATCAGGGCGGAGCATTTGAAGAGAATCCTTTACTGAGAATCTTCGGACTACAATTAGGTAACAGGGTTACATTCAATCCTCCGGCCCCCAATCCCCAACAAGTATCTCCTCCGGGAGCAGACAATCCATTCTTGAACAAGATGGACCCCGCTAAGTACGGGGCTACAGAAGAGGATATTACTGCCACGATGAAGGCAAATAACATGACCCGTGAACAAGTCTTTCAAGAATTAGAGAAGAGAAATAGTGGCCGGTAAAAATCTATTCGCCGAAGAAGATCAATCGGGAGGGGTGAATCTCTTTGCTGAGAGCCCTCCTGCTGGTCGTGATTTGTTAGCGAAGGAGGGGATTACCCGTAGGCCCTCCTCCCCCGAAGTATTCAATTCCAAGAACAAGAGGGAGTATTCTGCTCCACCTTTAACAGCCGCTGAGAGTTTTCAGAAAGGCTTTCAGGAAACTAAATCTCCTGTCGAGGCCTTCGGTACATGGCTGAGTAATACCCTCGGCATACCGGAGCAGATTGGCGCAGAGAGAATGAAGACTCTCTCAAAGGTATGGAAGTCTACACAACCTGAAGAGCTTCCTATTGGTAAAGCGGACCCCACTATGGAGGCATTGGGGGGTGTCAGTAAAGCTGCTCTTGATCCTACTGCTGCTGTGTTGGCACCCTCGAGGGCTGCTGTTCCTATTATTGCCAAGCTCTCCTCCATCGGGCTGCGTAGTACTGCCTACGGCGGTCTGTCTGAGTCTCTCAATCAGTTAGCAGACTCTGGACAAATTACCTCTGTCGAAGATATTGGCAAGTCTATGGCACTTATGGGTGTGGGTGGACCTGTAGTAGATCGTACTCTAGCAGGTGCTCGATACCTAGGAGTTAAGACTCTTGACAATGTACAGGCTGGATTAAATGAGAGAAGGGCTTTACAACAAACTCTCAGAGAGAATCCAAACGTACCCGGCTTTGAACAGTCAGGTGAGAAGCCTGTATCATTTACAACTGAAGGTCCAAAAGCTTCCGCGTATAACTCTGGACTTGTGCAGTCCATGAGGGATACTCGGGATGCAATGTACGATTCTGTCAATTGGATGAGTGACAAGGTGAGTAATGTGGTACGATCAGTATCAGAGCGTATACAAGACTACTCCCCTATGATCGCTCAACGTCTTAGACAATTTGAAATGGATAGTTCTGTCAAGATCCACGAAGGAGTTCTACGGGTTGATCCCTTCCTTACTCAGTTCAAGTCCCTTAGCAAAGCAGAGAGAAATGAACTTAAGTATTACGCCTTGAATGAGGATAAGAGCAAGCTCCTTCAGTTTATGTCTACACGTCCTGAGCTTAAGAAAGCTTACGATCAGATGCAGGACTACTTCAAGGAACTTACCACTGAGTTACAGAAGGTGGGATATGATATTCCTGAGAAGGAAATATATTTCCCCCGAGTTGTAAGTGATTGGAAAGGTCTTGTCAAAAGTTTATCCGGGGATCAACCACAACTCATAGATAGAGCCTTAGCTGAAGAAGCTAATAGGCTTGGTATCTCTGTGTCTCAATTAACAGATCAGCAGAAGTCTGATCTCTTTGACAAGATGATGAGGAACCGAGTCTTTGGTGGACTTGGTACATCTACCTCTTCCCTTAGAGAAAGAACTATCGAAGATATTCCCGCTGAATCTCTTAACTTCTACGCCTCCCTTGACGAGGGAATCCATCAGTATGTTCGTCACACTAACCATGCAATTGAGAAGCGTAAGTTCTTTGGCTTTGGTGATAATATACATGAGAGTATTGGATCAGTTGTAGCTAAGGCAGTAGAGGCTGGTGATCTACGTAACTCTGATATTAATGAAGTCAGGAATCTACTGGAAGCACGCTTCATAGGTGGAGAAATGTCCCCCGGTAAAGCTGTGAAACGCTTTAAGAATATATTCTATAGCACTACTCTTGGTCAGGTCAGCCCAGTGCTTACGCAGTTTGGAGATATTGGCCCCTCAATCTACGTTCATGGTTTGGGTAATACCCTTCGCGGTATGTTTGGTAAAGAGTGGACTAATGTATCTGACTTCGGTATCTCCATGGCTGAAAGAGATATGGCTGATAGTGGGGGTACATCGAAATATCTGAATCGTGTTCTCAAGTACACAGGTTTCCAAGCCCTTGACAGATTTGGCAAGAACACTCAGCTTAACGCTTCCTTTGCCAAGTGGTCAACTAGGATGAAGACTGATAAAGGAAGGGGACAGTTCGTAAAGGAATGGGGCAAGGCGATGGAACCTGCTGAACTACAGCGTACCATGGATGACTTTGCTGCTGGTAGAGTGACCTATCGTACTAAGCAAGTTCTCTGGTCTGAGCTGTCTCAGACTCAACCTATTTCTCTATCAGAGCTTCCTAAGTTCTACTTAGACAACCCCAATGCACGTGTATTGTACATGCTCCAAACCTTTACCACTAAACAGATGTCTCTCTTCTATCGTACAGCATTGAAGAAGATAGCTAGTGGTGACCCTAAAGCAAAACTAGAGGGTATTAAGGATGCAGCAGCTTATGCTGCTATCTTAGGCTCTATTAATATGTCTGTGGATGAAGCTAAACAATACTTTGGTCTTAAGGCTGATGACAATCTATCTCCTGCTGATATGGAGGCATGGACTAATCAGATCTGGAGAGTCTTTGGTATGTCTTCCTATATGAATGACAAATTAACGTCAGGTAATAAAGACGACTTTATGGTGGGTATCTCTGGTTTATTCCTCAGTCCAATTAGTTTAGCTTATAGCCAAACATCTAACGCCTATAAGACTATCACTGATCCTGATGAAATCAACTGGTTAAAGTTAGTAAAAGATGTCCCCGGTATGGGCGCTATCTATATGTTATTTGGCGGTGGTCTTGAGGAATCTCAAGCCAAGCAGGACGCTTACACCGAGAAGAAAGCTAATAAAGAGTTTAACGAACTGTATAGCCAGTAAAGAGAGATAATATGCCGGGAGAAACTGTTGTAGATAAACTCAGAGGTGATGTTAGTTACCTCCAAGCAAAGGTAGAGGATATGTCAAAGGACGTAGAGAGTCTATGTGAAGCTCTTAAGGATCACATGAAGATGGAGGAGCAGGAGAGGAAGTTTGAAATACGATTAATGCTTGGTCTCTATGGGGTGATACTAATGATACACGGACCAGAAGCGCTAACGTGGATGAAAACTATAGCGGGGATAGTGATATGATCGACTTACCTATGATGGCAGTTGTGACCTGTTGCTTCCGTGAAGGATTAATGCAGGAAGTATATCACGATCATTTAGGTAATCCTACTGCTGGAATAGGACACTTACTGACGGAGCAAGAGTTAAATGAACTGCGAGTAGGTGATAAGGTTACTATGAAGAAGGTAACTGAATGGTTTCAAGAGGATATGACTAAAGCATACAAGGCTGCAAAAGAACAGGCAGCTATGCTGAACATTGAATCTTCAGATTTCATAGCTGCCCTAACATCTGTCAACTTTCAACTAGGTCAATCCTGGTACTTAAAGTTTACTAAGACTTGGCATTTCCTTATGAGTGGAGATTACAAGTCTGCTGCCAGAGAAGTCCAAGACTCACGGTGGTATAGACAAACCCCACTGAGGGTCAAAGACTTTCAGGAAGCAATCTTAAGTCTTTAAATACTTTATAGCTCTTTTAAGAATATCTATGCTGTCTTTTAAATACCCTATACCTTGATTACAACTGTTACAAAGAAGACCCCTAACTTTATTTTCTTTGTGGCAATGGTCAACATCTAGCTTCCTATTCGTTTTAGGCAGGTCGCCACAAATGCCGCACCTCCCTGATTGAGATTTGAGCATTTGGTTATAATCTTCTTCAGTAATCCCATATCTATAAATAAGCATAGACTTTCTTTGTTGAACTAGCCTTTTTGGCCTATTCTTTTTATAAGACTTCTTAGCCCTAACAAGTTCAGACTCTTTATTTTTCAAATACCATTTTCTCCCGTATTTTTGATAATGATTAAGCCCCACAAGTGCCGCCTTTTCCACTAATATCGCATATATCAGACTCGTTAAACACCACTCCCTTGTGCTTCATAGCCTCCTCATAATCCATCACTGTGAGTGGTTGACCTCCTCTAGCTCCGTCCGGGTATGCCGTAAACCCTCTCAATCTTGGAGCATATCTAGCCAGGACTTGAGCAAAATCTTCAACCTTATCCTCATTATTACTCTTAGTTCCCCATTGAGGAAGATTAATAGTTGAAGATATACTCATATCAACGTAATCTTGTACGTCCGCTTGGAACTTGATTCGTCGCTCATAATCCTCCGAAAGACTTAAGGCAGTATCAATACTATCAGGTTTAATATCATACTTCCTGATAAGACTGTCAGCAACACTGTCAACAACATACTCGTATTTCCATCTAGTTCCGTCAACGAGATAACGCCTCTTGTATGCAACAGCGAATAGAGGCTCAATGCCAGTTGTAGTTGCAGCAAGAATACCAATACTCCCCGTAGGAGCAATGGCACGATAGGCAACAGGAGGACTAAGATACAAGCGATCGCTGTGTTCACGACCAGCCCTCTCTGACTCATCACGGTAGGCAGCCAACCACTTATGTAACTCTTCAGTGACTTCATACTTCTCCCCACGTTTCAGTAACCACTCATGTATACCCATCAGACCTAAACCTAACCTACGGTTCTTCTCTCTGATCTTGTATACCTTCTCGTAAGGAAGGTCAGCCCTTACAGTCCCACACACAAGAAACTTGCTTGCCACGCGGACGACATCAGCAAACTCCTCCAGAGACTCGATATTACCCAGATTAATGCTGCCGAGGTTACAGACGTCAGAATCATCAGCAGAACAAACTTCCGTACAGGCGTTTCGTAGAGTTTCATTCTCCTTATCTCCAAAGTTAAAACTGAATCCCGGCTCTCCTGTAGACATTGCTTGGTAGCAGTTCTCTAGGAAGGTGGGATTAAGTCTATTCTCTAGCCAATCATCATCATAGTTGAGACTGATGTTAGTCATATCCAACGGGCAAGCAAAGTTGAAGTTATCCTGCTTTGCATCCCACATTGAATACCCATCATGTATCCTTTTGTCCTTCCAGTTCTTTACTCTGAGGAACTCTCTAGCGTCTTCGTGCTGCCAATTAAGCGAGCCGTAGATCGCGCTGCGCCTTGATCCACCTTGCATAACGTTCCGTCCCACTTCATTAACACAATACATGAGAGGAATAGGCCCAGAAGCAAGACCCCCTGTGCGGGATAGGGCAGAACCAGAGGGTCGGAGAATGCTATAGTCAACCCCAATCCCACCGCCAGACATAAGGCAAGACATTGCCCGATGAACGAGAGCACTCCACTCCTCCCGAGTGTCTTCCTCCGCTTTAAGGAGATAACAGTTGTTCCAAAAGTGTAACGGCCTACCCGCATAATATAAGTAGCGACCTCCGGCGATAAATTTAAACTCGGTGATGACTTGAACAAGATAGTCTCTTTCGTCTTTAGAGAGAATAGGGTGATGCCTACCTCCCATAGAGCCGCATACATCATCTACCAACCTCTTAGCTAGATTAGGCCACGTGTCATTATTACCTTGTGCATACTTGTTGTAAAAGATATGTTCACTGAATGGATTCTTAAAATTATTCTTCATCCCTCATCCCTAAACGTATAACCGCGCTTAATAAATTGTTCCCGGATTAACCCCCGCATAGTCGGATACTCTGTTGGTTCAACAAGACCAAGCAGATAACCCCCCGCAGATTCATCCCCCTCCAGTTCGTAAATGTCGCAGAACTTCTTTGCATAATTCTCAAGTTGTTTGCTACGAAAGTCTAAGATAACCGCTGTCATTTACTCTTCACCCCCGTCTTTAGAATGGTTGTCGTTCCTTGGAACCAATGATTACATTCCTTACATTGATAACGCTGGTATAGACCAGTCTTACTGGGAACGAATCCTCTCTTCTGATAACTCTCTGACCCGCACAGAGGGCACACAATCTCCCCTTCCTCAGCGAACAGAGCATGGTTGAGACTCGCCTCACAGAACGGTGCGATCTTCTTATACACTTCCTCTAGCAGTCTTACATCCTGCACATTATACTTCAGCAGTTTATCTATTGCTTCTGCACTACCTGTGAGAGCGTCTGACCACAAACTCTGTGGAGCGTTAATCTTCTTCCCCACCTTCAAGAACTGACCAAGATAGTCAAGACGATTGGAGTTAAAGTTAAACTTCTTACGAGCAAGTTTCAATGTATCAATCTGTTTAATATTGGGGAGAGGGCTAAGACCATGATAAACAGCCCTAGTATTAATATACTTAAGATCGAACTCGTCCCCGTTATGCGCGATAACTGCATCCGCATCTTCGAGAGCTTTGATAAGCATAGCGACCACTGACTTATCATTAGTTGGATCAGAAGGTTTAACATGATATGACCACACTGTGTCCTTTCCAAACTCTTTAATACTACCACAGATAATATATCTTTCCTGTTGAATAGCTGAGTAAGGTATAGTCTTACCGGGCTGATAAAGAGAGAACAGTTTCAGAATATTAAAACCTGTCTCCAAGTCTAGCAATAAAATCTTCGGCTTCACGAATGACTCCCATCATAAGGTTTAAGCAGAGTTACAGCCTGTTCAAGACGTTCTTCAAGATCATAATCCCCAAAAGGTATTCCTGTCTGTTCATCCTCATACATACGGAGAGCATCAAGAACATCTTCAAGAGTATCTTTGACAAACTTTAACTCAGTCCACGTCAGGTGTACCATTTTTAATTATCTCCAAAAACTTAATCGCATCCAGAATAACTAATGGGCGAGACCTGTTCCTCTTCACTACCAATAGAGGTTCCCATTGTCCCGAATTCTTCGACGCTTGCTCGTACGCTTCCCATAGGTTTAGCTTTTCCCGGTTCTTGCACTCCACAGCGTAGGGGAACTGAGTCTTCCGTACAGATGGGGCAATCACAATGTCCTCTCCACCTACCCCCATTATCTGACATCTCACCGACTGTGGGTCTAGTCCTACTATATTGATAAGAGATTCTCTGAACCAGTTCTGTAGGACTCTCCCCTTTGCTTTCGCTGACTTTGTTTTCATCGAACTCCTGCACAATTTTAAGTAATTGTTCTATGATGTTTAAAAGTTTTAACTCTCTGGTGGTTGCCACTCTTCACCTTCCTTTCTACGTATCCACAATAGTCTGCCGTTCTCTAACAATCTTTCTTCAGCAGTTTCTCCGAAAGCCTTAATATACTCTTTCTGAACTGACAAGTAGGCGGCAGTCCCATCGCAAATACCCTCCAGAATCTTGCTTGCCTTTTTTTCCCCCACTTTAGGTATTCCTTGGATATTGTCCACTGGGTCTCCGGTGAGTAACTGTTTGTAGAACCACTTGATCCCTTCTTCCTCCGTAACATTAAAGATCTCCCCATTGTTCATGTTGTAGTGCCAACCGGGAATCATGTTGAGATCCTTATCCTTGGTACAAATGATCGGATCTAATCCCCGACCACTCAGCTCCCCATAACGAATACCAAGCATGTCATCTGCTTCTTGACCGTCTACAATAACAGCCCCATAGTCAGAACGTAGCTTATCTTTTATGTTCTGATAGTAAACAGGCTTAGCTTCTGGATCACGATTGCCTTTATAAGGTTTGGTAACCGCTATTGACTCTCTGAAATTCCCCTTACCTGTCAGGTATATCTCATACTCAGCAGCGTCTACAGCCCTGCATATACCTTCAATAGTTTGCTTCAGATTGTGATAGGCGAAAGGGAGAGGGTCTGATTCGACCCTCTTTTCAATCGTTAATCCCCCCAACACTTCCTCACTACAGTAAGGTATCCAGTCCCACAATCTCTTACTACTGGGAAAAGAATGTAGAAATTCCCCATCAAGAGAGACATCATACTTGTTGTGGTCAACACTGAACCCTACACTGTAGAGAAGAATGTCCCCATCTATTAGTGCTATCCGGCCCATCGGTTCCTTCCGTTATGGGCCTTACACACATTGTGGTAACCATCATACCTATCTTTTCTTTTAGGAAAATCTTCTTTCAAGTGCAAAGTTTTACAATGAGTACACCATTTATGCATGTTCGGATCACCTCCTAAATTTACTACCCTTGTTCTAGCATGAAGATACGAATGATAACCTTTATTCGGACATATAACTAAATTCTCTCCTCGATTATCTGATCTATCCTCATTAACGTGATGGACTTCTTCACATCTCTTCAAAGACCTACCCAAAGTTCTTTCAGCTACCTCTCTATGAACGTATTGGTTGGCCCTCCCTTTCCTCATTACATATCCATCTGTTCCTATGAACGTATTAATGGGAGGAATCCGGCCCATCTAATTCACCAAAGTCAAACACTGCTTGCTGAGGTTCATGTACCACCCGGATATTCTCATGTAGCTTATGAACTAGGAACTGGTTAAACTCCTGAGCCTTGATAAGAGCGGCAGGTAGACTTTCCTGCCTAGACTCAATAGCTCCGGTTACCCGGCTAATTACTTGATACTCTCCTGCACCCTCCACATAAAAGACTGTGTAGTTCTCATTTTCAAATAGACTTTCATCCAAGTAATGTTCTCCGGTTGGGCCGTTCTGTCCGATCACGTCAATCCTACTTACTTTCATTATCCCACTCAGGAATGTCGTCATCAAACGGCACATCGTCAGACGCAACAGGAGCCACTGCTGTCCCTTCAAACTTAAACTCAAGCTCCCGTACATAGGGAACGAGATCGACGACCTGAAGGGCTTTAAGGTAGGCTGCTGTGCCTTTCTTACCACGGAAGTTCCACTCCGCAATATTGTACTGCACGTTTACCTTTGAACCGTTCCCAATTTCCTCCGTAACTGGACTGCCAGACTTGTCCACCACTTGAGGAGGTGGGAAAGTCTTCGACCCATCTTTGTTTTCCACCTTCTGAGCAAAGCGGATAGCCCACTTACCAAACTTACTGGCATTCGTACCATCCCTGAACTGGATAGTCGATGCTGGCTTGGTGTCAACACCTTGCTTCTTAAACCCTGCTGCTGTGGAATCATCCACGATCAGGTCAATCTTATACTCACCAAACTTAGACGGCTTCAGAACCTGTGCATAAACTGCTGTACCTGCTACAACTGCCATTATACCTCCTCCTCTACGCCATAAGTTGCCACAAACTTCCTGATTTTACTACTAATTTCTTGATATTCGTCCTCAACTTCTTCATGCAAATGCTGATGCTTAAATAGGTTTACTTCTGTCTCTGCTAACCTTTTCTGTACCTCATTCCTACGTTCCAGTAACTGCCAGAACTCTTCTTTATTCAACGTGTTACCTCCTAATGGGTCTCTGCCCAGTTGTTACCCACCTTGACCTCCCCCTCCAGTGGACACCTAAGCTTAAAGAATATTCCTGCCTTTGGAATAGCTTTGACAGCACAATCTGAAAAAAGTTCCACCTCCCCCTCTTTCACCTCATGTTGTCCCTCATCATGGAAGTCCCCAACTTTCTTATGGTTTATCCCCTGTGCCATACGGTTGAGATAGACCATAGACATCTTCATTACAATAGCTCCTCCCCCTTGGACAAGGGTATTGAGGGCGGCATGCTCTTTTCTGACGGGCATGTGTCTTCCGTCGAGTCCTTGCAACCATCCTCGTTTTGCAGCGTGTTTAACTCTTTCAATAAGTTGTCCCAACTTTGGCAGACCTCTAAGAAATCTTTCCCTAAGCTCTCTGCCATCCTTTGCAGTTCCTCCAACGATTGCCCCAATTTTAGGATCTTGGGCTCCATATACGAGAGCGTAGATAAATGTTTTAGCGTTGTCTCTCGTAGGTAATCCAGCCTTGTGTTGATTGTATCCGTGTATGTCGTCATTAAGTAGCACCTCCGTAAACTCAGGATCATCCATATAATGCGCAAGGATTCTAAGCTCTAATCCCTTTGCATCATACCCCACCAGTTTGTAGCCATCCTCAACAATGAATAACTCCCTCATTTCCTTACCAAATATTACCTTGTCACTAGCCTTTGGCACATTTACCACGATTGAATGTCTCATACGTCCGGTAGGTGTGCCATTGGTTACAGCACAGGCACTGATTCTACCATCAGGTCTTACATTATCCAGCCACCCTTGTATCTGAGACTGTCTGTGCCTTAAGATGTACCACCGTGCTATAGCTACTCCCAAATCCCCCTGAAGTAGTTGGAGAGACTCTTCTTCAATTTTAGGATTTCCCTTCTCCGTATAAAATAAGGGTTTCCACCCAAGCCTTTCAAGATGAACTTGGAGCTTCTGACGTGATCCCAGGTCCGGTTCTTCGTACCGTATTGGGGTATAAGGCCCCGAGACTTTCTCGGCCTCTGCCAACCAGTAGTCCCTGACCCTCTTAGCGTGAACACCGGCCTTTGTGAACGGTTTTGTAACCTCAGCCTTATCCCGTATAAGGTCATACCCTAAGTCTCCCCTAATCGAATCGTAGAGCCTCTGACGCTCTGTTTCCAGCCACTGTACCCTCTCCTGCGCCAGCGGTATGTTGAACTTCCACCCGTTTATCTCCTGCTGTGTAATGATCTTTGCTACTTCATGTTCAAGATGTATTGCTGTGTCCCATGTCATCCTTTATTCCAAAATGTTATAGTATGCCCGGTTTGTTTCTGGAAAGTGTTCAAAATGTCCCAATCTATCTCTTCTGTCGTGTAAGTGTGACACCATTCTTGTAACATATACCAAGATTCAGAGTCAATTATAGGAACCCCCACCTCTTCCCCATAAGGGCCACATCCAGTCCCCCTAATATCAATTCTTCCCCCACACCAATTTTCTCCATTCTCTTTAACCCACTTTAAGTTAACTGGTCCCATCCAATTAGTGGAATAATGTACAGTCATTGTATCTCCTTCATTAACTTACGATAAAGTTTACGAGTGATCCTTACATCAGACTCACATCTCTCCCTCATCTCCTCACTGTACTGTGACCAGTCCTCATGCTGTACCTTCTGTTCACCCCCCATACGCATAGCCCATGCCTCCAAACTGTGAGGTTGAGACTTCCCCACCCATCCGGGAGGGGATTGTAAGTCAGGATAGATCAGTCTTGAAAGGACTATGGTGTCCCTAATATCCAGCGCGAGGTCCAGTCGACAGCCCAAGCGAGCGAGGAGAGGAATATCAAAATTAAGTATATTATGCCCCACGAAGCAAGTACACATCCTGAAAACAGACCAAAAATTTTCAACTTCTTTAATACTTTGCACCTCCTCATCATCTATTGCATAAGAGATAACCCAGATAGTGGTGGCTGTATCCCTCCACCCGTTTGCCTCCAGATCAAAAAATAGAGTAGCCAAGTTTAATAACCATAAGGAATAGTATTCCCACTACTGCAAGACCTATGAAGTACCGATCCCAATTTATCATTGTCCTCCCCGTTTCTTACCAATGTGCGGATTATATTTAGATGTATTCCTGTGTCTACCCCTCATATAGTAGATAGGAGTATGCTTAGGGTTCTTACGTTGCAACATAAACGATACTTCAATATCAAGTTTATTAGGACTCACCACAGCTTCACCTCCCCTGCGCAAAAGTTAGTACCCGGCCTGTCATAGTTGTCAGGAATAGAACTGACATGAGTACAGGAACCTGTCAACCTATCACTGAACTGATGCTCCAGACGCACCACACCTAATGGATTCTCTAAACGGTTTAGATAGTCGTTACCGTCTCCCCTGATAGCTACTCCTGCTGATACTGAACAACTACACAACCATAATGGGCTGGATAGTAACCCCATCAGGACAATCACCCTCTTCATAATCTCTAAAATTTTCATAACTTCCTCCACAATTAAAACACTTATCATACGAAGAGATAATTGCTGGTTTATCCCCATAATAATCCTTTCTTTCTTTTTTTGATAAAGTATAGAAGTATTTATTAAATCTTTCTACTGCATCTTCACACTCTATCTTACTAATACCCATATGTACCCACCCACAAGATTTACAAGTTCTCATTTTCTTCATCTTAAAATTCCCTCACTATTTCTTCTAAGAACCTACCTGTATTGTGGTCATAGTACAGATCAAAGGTATGACCAGTAGAAAACCCAGTGTACCTATCCTTTAATACCCTGAACAATACCTTATTCCTTGTGAACTCATCCTCTGCCTGTTGATCCCTCTCCAACCCGAACAGGAAGTGTGACCAGTAAGCAACGGTACGACTACCTCTAAGTTGTGCAGAAGTAACTCTTCCTCCCTCCTCATGTGAGGGTCCATACGCAGGAGTTGTAAGGTGTGACACAAAATATAATGTAAAGTCAAGCTCTTGTGTGAGTGTAGCCATGTCAGCCATCACTCTCTCCAACTCCTTATTGACATCAGAAGCCTCAGCTACGATTGCAGTTAAATGGTCAAGGAATATGTCCTTGATTCCCAACACTTTTACCATGTAACGAATCTTAGACTTAATTGTAGCCCAGTCCTTCTGACCGAAGTGATTGTATAAATACACCTTTTCCCTAAGAGATTCAACAGCTTCCTTAAGTTCATCTACTGTCCAGTCTCCATCAGGTACGTGGAACCTCTTGTTCCTAAGCTTACCCGCTAGTACCTTCAGGGTATGAGAGGGAGGCTCTTCCAAGAAGAATACCCCCACTGGAAGCTGGTCAACTTCTACAATATGCTGTATCACCTCCTTAAAAGCCTCTGTCTTACCACTACCAGTGCCAGCAGCAAAGCCGTACATCTCTCTTCTACGTCTACCATAGGTCAACCTACTGAGGGTAGGCCAAGGCCAGCTAGAGCCCATCTGAGGAGGTGTAATAGCCTCTTCCAGAATATCCTCAACAGATACAATGCCATCAGGTCTAAAGGGTCTGGCATTGTTGATAGCCTGTAGCATCTCAACTCCCTTACCCTTCCTTAGCATTTCATTGCCGTCCTTCTCAGAGTATCTGGCAATGAGAGCCTTACCGGGAGAGAGAATAGAGGCTACTTCTTCAGAGCATTTCCTACCAGCATCATCTTGGTCGAAACAAAGTACAATAGATTCAAAAGACTCTAACCACTCTAAGTTATCTGAGATTGACTTGGAGTTGGCTCCACTTGGAAGCGACACAACCCGATAGTTCTTTCCCTGTTCCAAGAGAAGTTGCTTAACGGCAAGGCAATCGTCGTTCCCTTCTGTGATGATAAGTAATTTCCCGGAATTGCCACACAAAGATTGTCCGAAAAGTTCAGCTCCACGGACATCTCCTGTAGATGTAAAAGTTTTGGGGAGTCGTCTAACTTGCCATCCGCATATACTTCCCCCCTTAGTACGTGGATACCAGTAGGCAGCCTCTTCCCCATTATCCTCAGCAAATTCGGTACGGACTCCATATTGCTCTGCGACATCTTGTCTGATCCCTCTTGATTTAAGTGGTGCGAAGGGAAGTGAGAGGGGGTTAACTTTTCCAGAAGTGGAATGAGTATACCCAGAGTCAACACTCCTACTGTCAGTATGCTCCCCACACACAAAACAGTGGTAATGAATATGTCCATCTTCCTCTATCTCCTGTTTACCGTCTGATGATCCACACTTGTCACAGGGTAGTCTTCGTAAATACTTCTTGTTTGAACTCACTTGATCCTCCATAACTGACTTTCATAGCTTAGACTCCTTATGCAAGTTAAAGTTCAATCCTCATCCTCGCAATATCCATCATGCCCCCGACAGGGACTTACCCGACCGTGTAGCCATTCGTAACAGTTCAGACAGATTCCATCTTCAGGTGAGATCAGATCCTCTGTGATCTCTTCTTCACAATACTCACATTTCTCGTACATTGAACTTTCCTCCATTTTTGGTGTCTAATACCGTAAAAAAGTTTTCACCATGTACCATCTGATATTACAGTTGCTCTAAGAGGTACAGCACGCTGATACAAGTACATTGAAATAGTATCATCCTCCTTTAACTCCGTTCTTCGATACAAGTTAGGATGTCCTTCATACCTATCTAACCGTTTAAGAGTTACTTCATCTACGTCATATAACTCACCTGATACAGGGAGGGCTCCCGACCCTATGACTCCGGGATAGGAGCCAAGGTCAAACATAGTGTACTCTGGCAGAGTAGTATACTCCCCCAAGAACTTTGCCTTACCCATCAGGCTGTGTGCGTCATGCCCTCTCTTCAAAGTTCCATAAACAAGTATCTTCATTGTCTTACCTCATCTGGTGATGCCCACTTCTCCATTATTACCCCTTGAAAACAGTCAAAGAAAACAATACGAAAGGTCTTACTGTGTTCATTCTCCTTAACTATTGTGCAAGGAACCCACACTGGTTTGTTACTAATCTTTCCTAAGTAATACTCTGCTTTTACCTTCATCGCACTAACCCTCTACCTATCCACAATTTCTTCATTTGAAGATAGTGATAATCGAAAAAGAGAATCTGACAAATCTTAGTGTCGAGATTCTCCTGTAACAGTGTACACGGTATCCACACTGCATGATTATATTTGTCTATTTCAATCATGTACTCAGCAGGTGTTCCCATTTGCTAACTCCTTAATTGCATTAGCGTATTTTACGATAGTCTCTCCCTCTAGCCCCGGAGCAGAATTAACTTCTAACACGTAACACTTGTTCTGCTTCTTGTTCCATATAATATCCACCGCGCCGAATAAGTAACCAAGGGCTTGCACCGCCTTGATTGCCTGTTGTTCGAGATCAGGGGGAATGTGCAGGTTCTCCCTGCAATACACCCATCCGGTGTGATGATTCCGAATCTTGTAGTTAATCTCTTCATTAGGCACATCTTTCTTCTTCCTCTTCTGTTGAATGTCGATTACCTTTCCATTGAAGACGTGTACCCGGTATTCATGTTGTTTCTTAATGTATTGGACATACAACTTGCCTTGTGGAATCTCCATCCCCTCCTCACAAAACGTGATTCCAACTCCCGAATGTCCTGTAAGGCTTGACCTAACGATAATTGACCATTTTTCAGCCAATTGTAGCGCAGCACTGTATTCAGTTGTGAATTGCGGGATGTTAAGTCCGTCTGTTTCTTTGAACTTCGTGAATTGTTCGAGTTTGTTGAGCCCATTTCCACCCCACTGTATAAGTAGATGATTCGGCTTAGATTTGTACTTACTCCCCACCAATTTAATCTTTTTACCGCCTACAGCCTTAGCCAGAAGAGAAGCTCCCTTACTACCCGACTTGTATGGTTTAATAAATATTTTCTTCATTTAGTGTCTCCAGTATTGCCTAGGCAACATTAATGAACTGCCTTTTTACCCTCGTCAAGGTCAGTATCCTTTGAGCACTTAGGGCAAAGTGGCTGACCATCTATAACACTCCACGTCATCTCCTTATGATCCTTTAGAGCAAGAACTGTCCTACAAATTTTACAACCACCAGCAGTAAGATCAAACCAATCATCTTTTGTAAGTAATGATCCCTTCGGTCCCTTGTACAAGGTGCTTTTAGAATATTCATCCGCAGCACCCTCAACAATACGAGCGATCAACTGAATTTCTTCTGCCTCGTTTCCATTATGCTTGGAAAATACAGGCATCCATCCTTGGATAAAGACAGTAAGCTCATCAATATCTGCGTACTTCTTCTCGTCCTCAATAGGGATAGATACAAGAACAGTCGGGAATCCAATATCACCTAAAATACCCCGGAGTTGGAGACGACCAGTAGAGTAGGGAACAACATCCACAATACTTATCTCTACCGTCTTCCCCTTATATTTGTTGTCGAAGAGTCTCTTAAGCTCTGTAATCTTTTTCTCTTTCTTATCTGTCTCCGTAAATGTCTTTTTTGTTTTTTCGAGAAACTTTCCCTGCCCGTTATGAGCACCTCCCTTATAGTCGTCATCCCAAGCGTCATTGTAAGGCCACAAACTGCGATCCTTCTTAATTGGAGGATAAGAAGAATAAGAAGGAAGTTTAAACATCTCTAACTTCTTCTTCTCAAGTATTTCTTTCGGTTTTGTCATATCAAAGGTGTACAGTGTGTCCGGCTCTGTGTAAAAGCACTCACCTATACTTCTACCCCTACGCAACACAGCCGTGTAAATCATGTTAGCTTCACTGGCAAAGTACGTTATATTATAGGTCTTATCATAGGCGATAGCAAAGGGCCTCTTATCGTTTCGTATGAAGTTCATGGTAGAGGTTTTGTCATCGAACCAAGCAAGGGCAAAACTACCGTCCAGTTGCTTTACAGTTTCCTCTATACCAATGTTAGCAATTAGATTGGCGATAGCCTCACTATCTGTCATGTAATCCTTGCCATTAGGAAGCTTGTGGTGGTCGTGTAGTGTCCCATTATGAGCAAGAATAGTTACTGCTCCTTCTGCGTTTTCAGCCATAAACGGATGAGCATTTGCACCCTTCTTACCGCCTTTGGTGGCGAGGCGATTATGACCGATAACTGCTCCGTATTTCTCCATGTTATACGTCTTAGTAAGATACTGTTGCATCTCAACAAAGTCGTATCCCGGAACCATACGTTTGATTATATCAAAATTCTCCCCTATCTTCTTAGGGATAAAAGCTACCCCTGTACTATCTGCTCCTCGGAGAGTATCCAAGAACAGCATATCAGACAGAACTTTCCCTGTATCTTGCTGATATGCAAATTCACCATTAATTAATCCTACAATTCCGCACATAAGCTTTCCTCTTAGTAGATGAGTTGTTGCGCAAAACGGATGCCTTTGAGCATCGAGCTTTCAACCTGATCTATAGTTTTATCTCCTTTTAAAAGTTTGAAGGTTTTTGGAAAAACTCTCTTAAAGGTAAAGAACAATCCATGAGAAGAGATCAGAGAAGGTAAATCTCCTAAAGTCCCCTCATTAGAGAGTTTCCTCGCCCCTGTTCTCAGCTCAAACAAAATGTTAATCCACTTAACAATATCACTGTACTTATCCGTCCCGTGGTGCATTCTGTACTCCAATGTGCCGTACTTCTTTAGCGCTCCAACGTGTAGTGCGTAATACTTCTGGTCTTCTCCGAAGGCAGGTGTTCCTGTGTGTATAAAGTCCGCTAACGCTTGCACATGATCATCCCCCGCTTTATGCAATGGGATACAGAACATGTTTTCCCTCCTGCTTATGTCACAGTAATCCAACAACAAATCCTCGAAAATACAGTAAGTTATGATTGAAGCACCCACATCCTTTAGACGTAGTGGACCTTGGTCTAGGTGAACGTGTAACGATGTTCTCCAATTAAACTTAATGCTATTCTTTTCCAATCCTCCTACGTATTTAAAATAATCTGTTAGATTCTTAATAGCTAATTCTAGTGTTTCCCCGCTGTGCGGACCATTCAAGACAAACTCTCTACCCATATTTCTAAGGCTACCGTCTGTAACAATATTCCAGCCATCAGGCGGACTGTGCCCTAAATCAGGTAGACCTTCCACTTCAAGTTCTAATCCGACTCTAACCGCTGACAGAAGTAAATCTTTAACCTCTGTCCCTTTTGGGGAATTTATATAACAATTTCCAAAAGCTTCCCCAACCTTTTTATCCAATATTCCCGCCATACTTAATCGCCTCCATTATCTGCTGTTCAAACTCTGCGTTACCTTCTGTCATTTCAACCTTGTTAGGTTTACTTACACTAGAAAAAGCCACTAAACCTTTACTCATACCAATAAAGAAAAGAAGTTTATCGTCCTCAGGTCGTTTTATTACAACTACATCTTTTGTTAAAGCTACACCTCTTTCAACTCTTTTATTTACTTTTCCACTTGAAACTAACTCTGAAAGCTTAGGAAAGTTATTTGTGTATATAGATACAATATGAGATACAGAAGTAACTGGGTGCTGTTCTCCCCACATCAATTTATCCTTAAGATCGTGAAGACCTATTTTACAAATTTTTACATTTTTATCACTAATTCCCCACTTCCATTGCTTGTGAGAAGGTCTAGTCAATCTCATTAAGTACGATTTCGTATTTACAAACATAGGAGGTACTACACTAAAATCAAATTTTGGATCGTATAGAGAGAGAGATTTAGCCACAAAGGACTTAATTTCCGGTGAATAAATTTTACAATTAATCTTTGGATTATCTGTACTAAAATCATTAGCAAAGATTAAAGCAGGTAGTCCATCATATCCAACAAAACAATTTTCAAACTTCTTTGCAAACTCCACACCCTCATCATTCCTATTCCAACCACCTTTTACACTCTTAGACTCTAAAATCATGTCCGGCAGTATTTTTGCCATTGGATTAAACATATTATCTCCTAGTTACTTGTTCAGAATTGTAACATCGTCTATCGAAGTGGGTTGAAACTCTGCTTCAAAGTCCATTAACATATCGTAAACTCTCTGTTGCTGCGCGTTCAATCCCTTTTGGGATTTATTTCCTCTTAAATACTTTAAATAGTTAATTTCTTCTTTCTTAAAATCTTCGTAAAACACCGTGCTAGATAACCCTTTAAATTTGTTTCTTGAAGCTTTATTCCCCGCTAAAGCATTCTTAATTATGGAGGAGGTAACTAGAGGACTGTCGGGTAAACAATCCTTACCAGTGTGCATAAAATGAGACAAAGCATCTTTAATACGGCAAAATACAAACTTACGAGTTAGTTTATTAAATATCCAGAAGTTTGATGGAGTTCTTATCTCTACACCGTACGGCTTGTATCTGAAGGCTCCCGGCTTACCGTAGACTTCTCTCCGTCTAGTTTTCGGCTCCATGTCAGATACAGGAAAGCCTACATACGCCTCACACACCATAGCTAAGTGATCCTTAAAATCCGCCTTAACCTTTTCAATCTCCTTGAATCCAATATGTATATGTCCCCCGCACGTTCTAAGCAGTGAATCAAACTCTACCTTTGGATACTCTTCTCCAGTCCAACAATTCCAGAAGGGAGAACAACCCGCCTCCCAAGCCTCTGTTGACATTACTTCATGTTCTGGATACTCCGCCTCAATACTGTCGGAAATATAACAGTTAGCACGATTAGCAAACCTCTTAGCCTCTGTCAAAACAGTGGAGATATTCTTTTCAAAATCAAAGTAGTTATCCACAGGGTCAATACCAATCTCCAACAGTACACCATCTGCTTGTAAGGTTCCACGTGAAACCCTGTGAGGATTGGCTTTAGTTCCCGGAATTATACCTATTGCAGATTTAGGTAGATTAGTAATCTTATCCCGCAAGATAAACTCTACGTCTAAGCCTAAAGTGTATTTATTTGGTAATACAGGCCAAAAGAACCCCTGACCCTTTCCCCTACCAAGCTGATAATACTCGCCCTTCTCTTTAGGTTTATGTACCTTAGATTGAGCATTCAGATATTCCTCAAAGGTTTTATATTGAGCCTGCGTTTGACCCTGCACTGCTGAGTTAAGAAATTCACTAAAAGTTGTACTGTATGGGTTTTCAAGTGGCATAAATTACCTCACATTAAGGAACTAATTCCTTGTTGCACTATGGGAGAAGTGATACTTGTTTCGCCTATCACCAATGTATTAACCGTTTTTATTCCTGAGTAATTGTGTATCGCGCCAACAGATGTATTTTTTAACTGGTTAATGGAGCCCTCATTATTTAGGTAAAAACTCTTTCTATTTTTCAACAAGTTAGACAACAACCCCGGCTTTAGCATCTTTAGGAACATGTAATCCTTGTTAATCATTTGAAGATTCTTAAATCCTGTTTCATTCCAAACAGGGAAATCCTTACCATCTTTAGCCATTAACAAGGAAACCCGCATCACAAAAGATGCTAAGTGCAAGAACAAAGGCGAATAGGTATAAATCTTACTCATCTTTATCAAAGTTACATCAGTATCCTTAATTTTATCCTTGGCAATAGCCGTTGTAAGCGCAATCTTGTTCGCTTTCTCCAATGAGTTAAGCGCCCTCAAATCAAAGGCATCCTTATTCGTTTGAACCAGCATATAGAGCGAAGAATCAATATCCACATCCCCCGGAGAGGCACTATACCCGTAGATACTTAACTTCTTATTAATGAGAGTGGAACAAATAAACTCATTAAAAAAGTCTGTACACTGAAAAAAGGATGAATTGGGAATAAATTCCTCCCCTACAACCTTTCCAGTTGCAAACTTCAACAGAATTGGTTGACCAATCTCAACATAACCAAAAGTAGGCAGCTTATCAAGCCGAATCTTCATCATCTTTCTCCTCAATCTCAATATCAATAGATTCACTGGCAAAAGTATCAACAATCCCCTCACTAAGGTCATAAAGTATATAATCATCAGGATATACAGCATTTGGAGGTACAGCTTTAACCTTAGCTTTATTAGCTTGATTGTACAAAGTCTTGTGTATAGAGTGCCAATAATCACTTCCTTGTGGGGTATTCCCCCACGACATTGTCTGATTTAAGTCTCCTCCAAACTTAAAAAAGCATTTCTGCGCTATTTTAGAACTCTTTACTATCTGTAACAGTCTGTGAGCAGCAAACGGATCAATCATTAAGACTGGTATAAACACCTTCTCTTTCCACATCTCGTAATTACCTGCAATTTTACGCATATCACCTCCCTAGAACTAACTTCTTAATGTAATACTCAGAGAGAGTAAGTGTCTTAGCTCTGCCACACTTAATCCCTTTCCTACGCTCCCACGATTTCCACACTCTGTCACTGTCTGGGCGTGGATGTGGAGTGAACATTAGTTTGTGGATTTGTTTAGAGAATTTCATTAAGACAACTCTCCATCATCACATAAACAACACTCAATTAAAGAATTACACTCTTTACAAACATCCACTTCCCTCAGCTTGTACATTTTAAACATCTCATAAATCCACCAAATAAAAAATATTAAGAATATAACTGAAATTGTTCTTCCGACAAACAAACATATATCCATTTTTCCTCCAATCATGGTTGTGGGTCACGGTAATCCCCAGTTTAGATAATCCTGTTCAGTGGGCGATTCAAAATCACCAAACTCTGCATCAGCAGTAATAATGGCAGAAGGTATGGAGGAATTCTCCTTAGCTTTGCACACTTCTACCACCAAGTTATCACCAACTGAATATACTATCTGAATATCCATTCTCAAATTGTTATCGTTATTAATCACAATCACTTCCTTGTGACTGCCTCCAAGTGCTTGCAACATTTCTGCTGCTCTCTTACCTGTCAGATTCATCATATCCACTCCACTTCTTCATCACAATCGTCTCCCATTCGTACAATCGTCCACGCTATGATAATCACAAATACAATCAGTGTGACAATTATAGCAACCCAATCAGTGTGTGTAAACATTTGATCACCTCCGTATTGCCTAGGCAATGTTAGACCTCTACTTCCCAAGTGATCTCTCGGCATTAATCTTGATTTACATATCCGTAATACTCAGCCAACTTATTGATGCTCTGTTCCAACTCCTTATCACTCATCTGTTGACCGAGTGTACGGGAGTATTTCTCCGACTCAAGGTCATGTGTTGACATCTTACCCAATTCGTTAATGGCTTGTACAAATTCAGCGTTCATTGTTCCTCCTTATTAAGACAACGCTTGATCAATAATTTCTTCAATTGAGGAACTCCAGTCAGTTAAATCCTCTTCTCTGTCCATATCCCAACCTTGGGCGCACATAGCGTAGTCTTTTGTGAGTCTAATGATTTCATCAATCACTTTCCGCTTCTTATTAAAAGTAATCTTACACATTGTTCCTCCTATTGTTTAATCCAGCTTGCGTTGGACAATGTTGCCTAGGCAATAAATTCCAGCAGCTTAGAAAACAGGTAAAACACGGCTAACCACCCAATCAATGAAATGCTCACAGCAAATAACCACAGCAAACCATAGAGCAACCAGTATTTACTATTGTAACCCATGTCTAATCACCTGTCAAATAAAGGTCAATAAAAAGAAAGGGTTCACGCTATGGTAGCCGTGAACCCTCAGCCTATGGTGTCAGTTGAGACCAGACACCTGAGCCAACATCGCCGGCTTGGTATCCGGCTTGCTTGGGAGAACTTCTTTGAGCAAGTTACGCAGCGCCTTCTCATACGTCCCACAAGCCGCGATAACCGCATCCTTACCCTTGACCTTGTACAGCTCGCCTAGCGTGGTCAGAAGTCCAGTCACGGCCTTCTGAGTATCGGCATCGGCGTCTATCTGGTGCAGTGAATGACCTTCCGTGACCTTGCCGTCCTTCTTGTCCTGATAGGCCTTCTCCGCGCTCTTCCAGTCGATTGCACCGGAAGGAAGCTTGGGAAGCTCTTCACCCGCTTCTGCATAGTGTTCGGCAATCTGTACCGGCTTGCGCAAGGATGATTCGGTTTCGAACTCGGACAAGTCGATACCCGCCTTCATCGCCCTTGCAACCCGCGAGATAGCCTGAGTCCAAGTGGTAGGCATCCGAGTTACCTTGGCATCGGACTTGTACTTCACCGCGATAGCGTCTACAGCAGCCTGAAATCCTTCCAGCGTGCCTATGGACTGCGCGGCAGTTAGAAGGTGTTTGCTACGGTTTAAACGCTTCTCATCGGCCTTAGCCTGAATGCCCTTGATGGCTACGTCGCTATCTCGGTATTCCTCGAACACTGTCCACAATGCAGTGTTGACGGCAGTTACAGTCGGATCTTCAGTCTTGGCGTTCATGTCGTTTCCTCTTGGTCAGTCACACCTTACGGTGTAGTCCAGCGCAATGCTGGACGTTGCCTAGGCAACAGTGGTTGTGAGGCGCGAGCATATCAGCCCTGAATACGGGCAGACTGCCCGCACCAGTTTGTACTACTTCCGAGTTGTTAATGAGCTTGTTCGTACCACTGTCGGTTACTATACGCCTATGCCTACCCCTTGTCAACTACCCCTCAACCTTGCCTAGGCAACATGGTGGTATGAGCTTTGTTAGCGTTGTGAGCTTTGTATGGCAGCCTCACACCCTTCCCCCGCATCAAATGAACGTGTGTATAGGTGCGTATGCGTGTGCATGCGTGCGTACGCATAGCAAGAATTATGCAAGTGACCGGGGGGATGGGGTCGCACACGCGTGCTCAAATATGTGAGATTACCCCACACCCTGATCAGAGGGGTAAAATGGTCTTAGAATTTATCAACCAAATCAAAGGGTTGGAATATCACATTGATACAATATATAACTCCTTTACAATCAATGACTTACAATATCACATTCAGGAACCTTATTTACAATCTGTATTCTAAAGGAGGTAGAAATATGGGTTACGGAACTTTTTCACTTAAAAGTTGTCTAATACTACTGTAAGAGAAAAAGTGTGCAGAAGGCCACCGAAGGACTAGACCCGGTACAGGGCTTAAAAGTCTAATATACCCCAGTGGCTCCATCTATCGGGAGATAGATTACAGTGTAAGCTGTATTGTGAGATAAACGGTAGCAACCCTCAAGTGAACGGTCTTAACTGACTGAGTACCACAACCTTGTAGCCGATAATTCTCTGCACCTCCCTCTGTTAATGTAGTCTGTTAAGTACGTCATAAGTCACTTAGCACCTGTTAACAGATCGGATATATACATTCACTTAGGGTGGGTGGGGTGAGAATATTGCCTAAAGGTTTACAAATGATTGAAGATATTGACAATATTGTACAGGAAGAACCTAAAGTACCTCGTAACTTAGGAGGTAATCCTGATTGGAAGAAAGGTGTATCCGGTAATCCACTAGGTAGACCTAAAGGTGGTAAGAATAAAGCTACCTTGGTACAGGAAGCCATTAAGCAGGAGTCCGAGCACCTCCTGATCAAACACTTACCTGCTGTTGTAGAGGAGGTGATCCGACAGGCTAAGGAAGGGAACATGCAAGCTGCCAAGATGCTCCTTGACCGCGCTATCCCTGTTAAACGTGCTGTTGAGATTAGTAACAAAGATGGTAAGGAATTCGGTGTGAAGATCGTCATAGAGAACCTAGTCACTCATCAAACTAAAGAGGAAGAAGATGAGGAAGAGGCTGAGTTTACTGAAATAGAGGAGAATACAGATGGCAAGTAAAGATTCTAAGCAAACCCCTCCGAAGCTGAGTGTAGGTAGTTATCCCCAATCTACTTCTGAGACTGTTCGTATGTCTGGCCCTATTCAGGGTAAGAGTGATAAGGGTGGTTTTGGTGGTTCCTACCAACGTGGAACTGGTAACGGTAAGTAATGGCTTATAAGGGCTACTTACTGCCCTTTGAGAGGGATGATCAGGGGAATATATCTCCTGCCGTCCCTCGTATCTTTGAAGACCTTAAGGGGGCTTTCACAGCCCCTAAGAGGGCTTATCAGGGTGAGTTTAGGGATAACCCTGCACAAGCTACTAAAGAGGCTCTGAACCTTTCTACTCTAGCTGGAGTGGGTGCATTTGGTGTTGGTTCTGCTCCTGCTGGTTCTATCGGGATGTTTGTCGGTAGAAAGGGGGCAAGTCCTGAAGCTAAGGTTCAGTTACAACTAGCTGAGGAAATGTTCAAGAAAGGATTCTCTGATAAGGAGATCTGGGGTAAAACTGGTTGGAGAATGGGACCGGATAATAAGTGGAGATATGAAATCTCTGATGCTCCAGCAAAGCTAAAGGATTCCTCAGAAGATATTAGTTTTTACGGTAAACTAAGCGATATACTAGATCATCCTGAATTGTACAAGCAATATCCTGACTTAAAGGACATACCTGTACACGTAGAACAGGGAGCAGATGTCTATTCGAGAGGAGAGTATAAGAGATCTCCTGGAGGGACTGATTTTATTAATGCTTCAGGTAATAGTTACATGCAGACTAAACGATCCCTGCTGCATGAAATAATGCACGCTATCCAGCAAAGAGAAGGATTTGCTAAAGGTGGTTCTCCCTCTCAAATGCCTTTTGATAAGCAGTTTCAGAGTAAGAATCTCAAAGATCAAGCTTCAGTATTTATGAATGCCTTGAACAAAAAGTCTTACTTTCTGGATGATCTGGATAAAGCTGGCTTGTGGTATCCTGACTTTCAGGACAAGATTCCAGACGGATTTAAGTTTAATGAGTTTGGTTTTATAGCAGATACTATTGCTGAGGCTGCTCAGAGGAAGGGTGACTTCGACATGTATCGTAAGGCTAAGAATTACTCTGTAGCCTTACGTATGTCTAACCCTGTGGCAGCTAAATCCTATCGTGATGCTCAAACTCAATGGTATTTGAATCTTGCTGGAGAGATTGAATCTCGTCTGGTAGAGGAACGTATGGGGTTGAAGAAGGATGAACTACAATACTTCTATCCTGAGAATACTAAGTATCCTTGGGCTAAATCAACTGTTAAAGGAGTAGAATAATGTTTGCACTCTTTGATAAACTAAAAGGTTATAAAACTTATCTAGTAGCCCTGTCTGGTGCAGCTACTGCCCTAGCAGCCTTTGCTTCCGGCACTATTGGAGCAGTAGAACTGATTACAGCTCTATATAATGCTGCCGCTGTATTTACTCTTCGTGCGGGTATTGCTGCTACTAAGTAATGACAGACATAAACTTCAAGCTTCATCCGAAACAACTTGAGGTGCTGAAGAATCCTGCTAGGTTTAAAGTAGTGGCAGCAGGTAGACGATTTGGCAAGTCTTATCTTGCCCGCATTATAATGCTTATAGAAGCCCTGAAGCTCGAGAATGAGTCAGGGTATGATCTAAAGGGTGAAGAGGTCTGGATCGTTACACCTACTTTCCAACAAGGAAAGGACATCCACTGGCAAGCATTGAAAGATATAGCTAGGGAAGTGACGGCGGCCACTATTGAGAACACTGCTTCTCTCACCCTCACCAACGGAAGAAAGATCCAGATCAAAGGGTCAGATAGACCCGATACCCTTAGAGGGGCTGGACTTTCCTACGTAGTCATGGACGAATTTGCGTTCATGAAACCTGAGGTGTGGGAGATGATTATCTCACCAACCTTAACCAAGGTCAAAGGAGGCGCACTGTTTATCGGTACGCCAGACGGAAAAAATCATTTCTTTGACCTATATTCGGAGGCTGCTGATGGCAGTGCGGGCCCAGACTGGGCAGCCTTCAATTTTTCTTCTTTTGACAACCCTTTATTGCCTGAAGAGGAGATTGAGGCCAAGAGGCAGAAGATGTCTATCGAGGCGTTCAATCAGGAGTTTAAAGCTTCGTTTGTCTCAGGTGGTAACGGGTTTTTTAAGCCCGATCAGATACAGTATTATGATGTAGCCCCGCAAGAGGGATTCACATTCATCGCAGTAGATCCAGCAGGATTCGTTGAGACGGAAGCAATGCTCAAGAGTCAGGCTAAGAGACTGGATGAATGTGCTATAGCAGTTGTTCGCGTCTGTCCTCAAGGTTGGTATGTCGAAGACATCATCAGTGGGAGATGGGGAATTAGAGAAACGTCTCTGCAAATCCTGAGAGCCGCACAGAAGTATCATGCCGCTGCTGTTGGCATAGAGAAAGGATCGCTGAAGAATGCCATTATGCCGTATCTTGAGGATCAGATGCGACGTTTATCCGTCTATCCTCGTATAGAAGAACTTACCCATGGTGGTAAAAAGAAGCAAGAACGTATTGTTTGGGCTCTTCAAGGACGTTTTCAACACGGTCGTATCTTCCTGAAGAAGGGAGAATGGACTAGAAAGTTCATAGATCAACTAATGGATTTCCCAAATCCTCTGGTACATGATGACTTACTCGACGCTCTCTCGTATATTGATCAGATTTCTGCTACTGTTTACGATTTTAACTACCAAGAGGACGATTGGGAACCCTTGGACAAAATATCAGGATTCTAAAATATGGCCTCAATCGTTGTAGAAGCTCAACCAGAAGTCAAAGATGACTTTATGACCCCGGAAAATCTTCTGATTTCCTGGATTTTGAAGCGTATTCAACCTTGGGAAGACTACAGAGAATCAAATTTTCGAGAAGATTGGGACGAATACTATCGTTTATGGAGAGGAAAGTGGACGGCTGCTGACAAACAGAGAGATTCTGAGCGGTCTAAGCTGATTTCTCCGGCCTTATCTCAGGCTATAGAGGTAGCCACTGCCGAAATTACCGAAGCGATCTTTGGAAAAGGCCAGTGGTTTGATGTTGTTGACGACTATTTTGATCAAAATCCTGAAGATGCCTTTTACGCTCGTAAACTTCTACGAGAAGATTTTGAGGAAGCCAATATTCAGGCTGGAATAGAGGAAGCAGTTCTACTCGGAGCTATCTACGGCACAGGAATTGGTAAGATTGTACTAGAAAAGGTACGAGATAAGTCGATTAATAAGAATCAAATCTCTGAAAACTTCTCTGTACCTACAGTAGTCAACAAGGATAGGGTTCTAATCAAGCTCTTAGCTGTTGAACCTAACGAATTTGTCATAGATCCGTACACAACTGACGTAAACTCTGGGCTTGGATGTGCCCATATCACGTATATCTCCAAGTCTGATATTATCCAGAAGCAACATTCTGGCGAATATCGTACTGGTATGCTGGGTGCAGCCAGTGAGATGCGTGATGTCACAGGGAAAATGGAAGTTCAGTCTGTAGGTATGGAAGATTTTGCTAAGGTTGTGGAATATCATGGCCTAGTCCCCCGCACTCTTCTTGAGAATGCAATGAAGGTTCCTTCTGAAGAGGATGATGGGCAGGAAGAAGTGCAATATGTTGTGATCGACAGCTACGATGATCTGGAAGATGATGATCTAGTGGAAGCAATTGTAACATTTGCGAACGATGAGACTCTTCTGAAGGTTACTGAGAATCAACTTTTGATGAAAGATAGGGGTTTCATCGCTTTTCAGTTTGATACTGTACCTAATAGGTTCTGGGGACGTGGTATAGCCGAGAAAGGATATAACTCACAAAAAGCCTTAGATGCAGAGTTACGTGGACGTATTGATGCCATGGCTCTGACGATCCATCCTATGATGGGGGTTGACTCTACTCGGTTAATTAAGGGCAGTAATCTTCAGGTTAAGCCGGGTAAATCTATTCTTACTCTTGGATCTCCTAAAGATATTCTCATGCCGCTCACGTTTGGTGTGGTTAATGGGAATACATTCTCCCAAGCCGGTGAGCTTGAGCGTATGATCCAGATGGCTACAGGAGCTATGGATTCTGCTGCACCTATCGGAGTATCTCCCCGTAATTCCACTGCTTCTGGCATGTCTATGCTGCTGTCAGGAGCGATTAAACGTTCGAAACGTACACTAGAGAACATTGAGAATAACTTCATTGTTCCTCTGCTGAACAAAGCTTTGTGGCGTTACATGCAATTTGATTCCAAGAGATACCCTATTGCGGATATGAAATTCCGTATGAAGGGTTCTCTTGGTATTATGGCCCGAGAGTTGGAACAGAATCAACTCGCTAATATGTTGAAGACTGTTACCCCTGACTCACCTGCCTATTGGATGTTGATCCTCAATATGTATGAATTGTCCAGCCTTGAGAACAAGGAGGAGATGATTCAGATTACCAAAGAGCAGCTACAAAAAGCTCTTAATCCCCAACCTAATCCTGTACAACAGGCTGAAGTTCAGAAGCTTCAGGCAGAAGTTGAGAACCTTAAGACTGATGCTATGCTTAACATAGCTAAGGCTAGGAGTGAAGCTCAGAAGTCTGGTGAAGGGGAAGTCATTAAGGCTAAGTTGGACGCTGAACTTAAGATGCGTATCGCTTTGATGGATAATCAGACTAAGCGAGACATTGCTGAAATGGAAGCTCGTAACGAATTGCAAGTAGCTCTCCTCAAAGCTGAGGCAGATGCTCAACTCAAGGCTAAAGAGCTTGAGGATAAGAAAGAACTTAAGAAGAAGGAGATTTCTTTGAAGCGTGAGAATGGTAAACTATCTGGCGTTGAGGTGACGGGTTGATTATGCTTCCTGAGATTAAATCCGAGATAGATAAAGAGATCTCTTATCATTGCGCCCTCATAGGCGATCCCGATTCTAAAGAGGTTGATACTTACCGTCGAGAGTTCTACCGGCAGAATGAAACAACTACTGATGTTCGCTTGCTGAAACGTCCTAATATGCCTCTAGTTTCACACCGCATAGTGACTTTACGAAATCTTCGCGCCTTGTATTACAGCAAGAAGTTCCGTCTGCTCTCCGATGCGGTCAGAAATGAAATGCACCTTCCACCCGATCCAATCACATACGCTATCCTGGAGGCAATGAGGGATTCGGCATGACTACTTATTATGTTAAGGCAGCAGGTAGCAACGGTAATACTGGTTTGTCCGATGCCCAGGCATGGGCGACACCAGAATATGCAGAATCACAATTAAGAAATACAACTGCGGGACATAAAGTACTTCTTAAGTGCGGGGACACCTTTAACGTTAGCGTATCAGGTATTGCTATCAGAATAAGTGTAGGTGGCACTAGTCCATTAGTTATGGGCGAATTTGGCTCCTATTATATGTCAGGCGGTGTAGAGACTGAAGGAGTATCTGGAGCGAAACCAATATTAAAAGGTGATTATGGTGGCAGCATGGTTGCTGGGGCGTCATTTTTGGCGAATGAAAAATATGCCCCTCCCAAAGGTTCAGAGAATAAATGCTGGTATCAGGCTGGCAGTAATGGAACATTCCCCTCAACATTCCCTTCATTACCGACAACCGAAGGGGCCACGGTAGTAATTGGTGGGGTAACGTTTACTTGTAGAGTTATAACAGTTTCTGGAACTACAAATGGCTATAACTATTCATCAATGATTGGAAGGAATTCCTCAGATACAGCCAATTATTGCAGATTCAGAAATTTATCTATAAAGAATAGCCGTGGCACTGGATGGGATCATAATATAAACGATGTAAACCCCAGCCTGAATTATTTCGAAATCATCGACGTTGACTTTGATACATTAGCCAATGCCGCTATAGCAACTTGCGACAATAATGCACAGAATGTTCAGTTTATTATAGATGGTGTCACAGTCAGGCATTGTGGAAAGGCCGCCAGGGATAGTAATTTCAGCACAGGCGGAATAGGCGGTGCGCGACCGGGGTGGCTACGGTGTCGTGGCGGATCGACAGGACCGATTACAAGAATTGTCAGAAATTGCGTTTTCTCTGGAAATTGGCAAGAGGGAATAATTGCCGGGGATAGACATGAAGTAACAAATAATATCAATCATGCTGCGTATGTGCATTTTTATTGCATATCTGGTGGATCAAATGGATCAAGCAACAATATATTCACCAAGAATATGTGCATCGGTAGCAATGACTCTTGGTATCATCGTTACACAGGGTATACGGGATACGCATTTTATCTTGCTAATGAAACCGCAGGGCAGCAAGGGTTAACAGGTAATCAGATATATAATAATGTCACAGCCTATACCGGAGGGGCTCTTTATCTTGGGAATAGGAGCATAGCTCCTGGGTCTATATTCGATAATTCAGTTTTTGCTTTCAATACGTCTGTGGACGACCGAGTTCCTATGTCCATTATTTCCACTTCTGGGCACACCAATGGAGTAATTAAAAATAACGCATTTATACAAAAAACCTCCGGGTTATCAGGGTACACAGCTGGTTCTCTAAGTGGTATCTCCTGCGATTATAACTATTGGTCAACGCAAGCGATGGCCGGGAATGCCGCAGGAGCGAATGATGTCTATGGTGATGTCGATGGTATTGCGGAGATATATAAGCAAGCCGGCTGGCAAAATATCCCAGACCTAACAAGCGACCTAGTAAGCTCAAAGTCTGCATCAATAACATTCCAAGACTTTCGGCCAGCATCAACCTCTCCGCTTCTAGGAGCTGGGGTTCCAATAAGCGGCATTACAACGGATATTAATGGTGATACAAGATCTAATCCCCCCACAATAGGAGCGTGGGAGACTGCGTTTGATGCACCGCCGGGAGGCGGTGGTGGTGAGCCTACAATACCATCTGTTTATCCGTCAGATATGCAGTATTCCTATGGCGCATCAGGTACTGCTAGAACAATAAATAAACCTTCCAATCTCGCCAACGGAAACATGGTCATCTTAGAGTTGGATGCGCTAGGAACAACCGTTGCGGATACCTCAAACTTTACAAATGTTTCTGGGTTTACTCTTATCGGGAATGAATTCGGGGCGGGCTCAACAACGCGACCACAGAAAACATTTTATAGAAAAATTATAACGGATGCGGCAAACGAACCAGCACAATATACATTTGATTCAGCTGGGGCATACACTGCTCATGCCCACAGAGTAGATGGCTGCGATACCACAACGCCGATCGGGCAAGTTAGCTCGGTTAATTCTGGAGGAACTGGCGTAACCTCTATAGATATAACTGGAATAACAACCACGGACGATAATGTGCTCATGTTTTCCGGTATATCTACCAATAATAACGCTACCCCGGCAACAGCGTTCTCGTGTTCCGGCATGACCGAGTTGTATGAGATTAATCCGATAGGAACACAAAGGGCATCAGCCGCCTATGTGGAATTACGAGATACGGCTGGGGCTACAGGAAACCGTACTATTCAATGGACTAACTCTGTTCGAGTAGCGGCGATGATGTTTGAAATCCTTCCGGGCACGGCTCCGGTTACGGATGATCAGCCTCCTGGATGGACCGTTCAACCTTATGTCAGCGACTTTGATGACACCTCTATTGAGGTGACAATGCAGCCAGACGAGGGAAGTAGTGACACACTTATACATGGTGTAGCTTATAGAAAATCAGTCGGAGATCCAACGCTTGACCAAATACAAAACGGAGAAGATGCCTCAGGGGTAGCGGCGGAATCTGCGGATGATCTTTCAGATGCAAGCGCGGATACTAATGCTACATTAACATTTTCGGGAATAACAATTCCCAAGGTACGCATTGCTATAGTGGCAGAGGATGATGATGGAAATCGTCAATTGCAAGCGGCATTCTTGGAGCAATTGCTAGATCCGCCATCTGGAAGCGAATACACGGAAGTCACGATAGATTCCGGGGCCGCGCCTAACTCGGCATTATCGGGACTCAATTATTCGGTGGGCGATGTAATTGTATATCCATCCATTACGAATGAGGATAGTCTACCAATTAGTATTTCTGGTGATGGCACCATAACAATCACTCGATCCGGCAATACTGATCCGCAGACATGGAGTGGTTATTTATGGTCTTTGGCGACAGGGTCAACACAAGTAATTACTTACCAAGACCCATTTTATCAAGCATATATCGGCCCATTTGGAAACGACACTGACGGAACTCTTGTAAACATAACAGTATATGTTGTGGCTGCTTTAGACTCATCTGAAGATGGCACCTATGATATACCATCTCACAGACCTCTCGATATTATATACTCAGTTGCTGAGGGGGTTGCTGTTCCAGTTCAATTAGATGGATCGGGAATAGGTATTTATTACAATACAACTCCTGGGCTATACTATGGAGAGGTCTATACTGTTGATGGCTCCTATCAAGGTAAACTCGGGTATCAAACTACAATTGGAGTGACAGTCGCATGATGCGAAATTTATTGCTTCCTTCCGTAGCTGGTACTCTGTGGTTAGGAAGTCCGGTCTATGAAAGGATTAATAGGGGAGGTTCTGTATCCGACCC